CACCACCTAATGCTCCTAATCTTACTCTAAGTTGATTAGTAATTATAAGACATACTTTGTGTCTGCCTATATAATTTGTAATTTTTCTCATTGCCTGAGATATGATTATGGACTTACTAGTATTCCAACCTTGTTTATCAAATCCAATAGCTTTTTCTGCTTTGGTAGTTGCTCCCATTATGGAATCGATAACAATGGTAAGTAATATGTCAGGGTTTTTTTTCCTGATTTCAATAATCATTTGTTCTATAGTATCAAATATATCTTCTACAGTATACATTGATAAATACAACATCTTAGACACATTGACACCTATAGCTTTCATGAATTCCTCACTTGCAGCATTCTCAGTATCTATATAAACAGCTATTCCACCTTTTTCTTGGGTTGATTTCATTGCATGACAAGCCAATAATGATTTACCTGATGCCTCCATTCCCGAAATTTCGGTGATTCTCCCTACAGGAAAACCACCGTTTTTTCTATTTGAAATAGCAATGTCTAACATATCATTCCCTGAGGATACCCAATCTGATATATCAGATGGATTCGAATCTGAACCGTCTAAGAAATAGGCAACCTTATCAGTAGATTTTTTAAATATACCGTTTACATAGTCAGCTAAATCTTCCTCTATCGAGTTATGATTTTTTTTAGACATTATTTAGTTATTTGGAATTAAGTAACCTTTCGAATTCTAGCATAGCGTTTGACACTTGAGGAGACTCAACAGTCATCGGATTACTTGGAAAAGCATTTGATGAATTTGATGATTCAACAGTTGGTGACGGGATGCCTAATGATTGGGAAGTTCCACCACTATTATTAGGAGTAAAAGTTGGTGCAATATTACCTGCCATATGATTACCTATTGCCTTATCTACAAAATCTGTATTAGGCTTTGGATATAGATAATTTTCCAATACTTTAATCAACTCCTCTTTCGTTGGTGCTTTAAAAATATCTTCCAATTTTGGCACTTCAGATAGTGCTTTAGCACCTACTTCATTATCAGAAAACGCAGCGGTCTTATTAGGCTTAATCATAATTGAAGTACTAGGATATCCATCTCCTTGCTTCTTATGGTACTCAACATAGATGTCGTTACCATTTGTCAAGTCTGATATATCTCCGTAGTCTCCACTGTTTAAAAATTTGGCTAAAGTTGCATAAACAGCTTCCGTAAAACCATAAAATCTAACTCCCTTGCTTTCTTCCCCTCTTACCAAAATTGGAGCATATACTCTCAATTTAGGTTCTAGCTTCTTCCCTCTTATCCAAGAATCTTTGTTTCCCTCTGCTTGTAGTTTCTTAGCCCACTGCATAATTGGGTCATCCATTCCGTAAGTCACAGGTGAGACAATAGGTTTTTCTGATAAACCGTAATGGAAGTAAATTCTTCTTAAGGAGTCTGTTGGCTCGTGTGGGTAGGGTACGATTCTAATGATGTGTTCCTTTTCAGGTTTCCAAAATAAATCATCATTCTTTGCTGAATCTTTTGACGTTTTTTTATTCAAGCGATTAATATCATCTTGAATAGCTGAGAAATTAATTGGCATAACTTAAAAATTTTGTTTAAAATTAAAGATATATTGATTTTTTAAAATCCAAATTTACAAAAACTAATCTCTCTTCAAAATATGCTTCTGAAGTAGACTGTTCGTCAGCAGGAAATCTCTTCACTATAAGAAGTACATCCCTATAGTTTTCCCAATCTATTTGATAACTCTTATCTAAAATTCCATTGTTCAATACCTTGATTAATGAATTTAATGCATTAATGGTGTATAAGGTATTTGTGTGTTTCTTCTTATTTATTGATATAGTGTTCTTAGCCAAACCATCTCTCAAATTGTCTTCAGTATTATAAACTAATACCGAGCTATGTGGATTGTCTCTGTCTGTATACATATAAAACTTATTGTTATATATTTTATAATACGTTGATAAGTAATCAACAGTTAGACTCAGCGAATCATTAGAAGTAAATGTACATAAAAATTGTCCTTTCATAATAAATCTTTTTGGTTAGCATACGATGCTAAATAGCTCCATATCTTTGTAGTTTTTTCCTTTTTTTACTTTGCTATTAATTAATATTTTTTTTACATCTTTTAATAAATCATAACCATCTTCTACGTTATAATCTATTAATATTGAATCATAGGTGTATAATATCATCTTAGATTTTTTGTTGTCTAACAAGGTATTCACTCCATGTATAAATAGCATAGAAAGTTCAGTTTCTATCATTTGTATATAATAACTGAATAGTTTTGATTTATTCATTTCATCACTTACTGAAAGTTTTCTTTGGGTTATAGGGCTTTCTATATATCCTATAGTTTGGTACTGCTCCCAAATTTTTTCTTTAAGTGAATATACTTTATTAAAAAAATCTACATTATACCTATCACATAAGTCTTTATCATCTTTATATAGTAAAGTAAAACTTATCTTCTTACTATCCTCATATTGAGATTCTGTAATAGTATCCGTATTAAAATACATTTTTGCGAAATGTGTGTGTAATGATTCTATATCTGAAAAATCATAGTTTAATAACTTTCCAATAATCCTAATGTGATAGGAGTCAAAATCATACTCAACTAGATACCCACTATCAAATCTACTTATAAAATTCAATCTACTATCATCTTTTTTATTTATAGCTGAATAGTTAACTCCATCATATACATTAGATGGTCTACCTGTTTTAGTATGAATATTATAGAGAACTTTTACAAAGTTATTTGAATATTTTCTATTAAAATTAGAGTTGAAAGAATCTAATTCTACATACATACAATTTTTTTCTATAATTTCTATAGAGGGATAAACTACATTTGTATAAAATTCAGATGCCTTAGATATGTCTAAGCAATTTTTACAATCTAAAATAGTATGTATAAGTTTCTCAGACATTGCTACATATACATAATATGGAACATATCTATAGTAATCCAACCTCCTGTAATGTTTTAGATATTTCTTGAAATTTATAACATCTAAATCTACAGATTCACCACCCAACCAAGCTTGAGTCTCTAAATCATAAGATATTATAGATTTATAATGAGTATCGAATAATCTCTTATTCACTACAACAGAGTTCGTACTAATTTTAGGTAATTCCACATTTTCCACGTCTGTCAAATCTATAGGATAATGTCTTATGGACTTATCAAAGTCATCATATATAGACATGAATCCTATCTTAGAGTCAAGATAGTGACCATACTTGCTTGGAATGCATATAACTATATTCATATCTTGTAACTTCTTTATGCAAATATACTGTATTATTTTAAAATTTTTGAAATTTACTTATAAAATTCCAAACTATTTTTTAAAAAATTATCTAATCCTTTGAAATCTTTCAAGTTATCTCTTATTTGTCTTAAATTAAAATTTTGAACATACCTTGAATTACCTGAAATCATCCATTGAAAACTTACTGAATTATATATATTTAAATCTATTCCACTTTTTTTTGAATTAGATTTTATATTACTGAATTGTTCAGAGTCTATTTCTACTATAGTATTCAATGGTGAATTTCTTTTTTGCACAAAATACCTTGTTACTATGCCTACTGAATACTCCAAATCAGTTGGCTTTATTTTTATAGGTACAGGTGCTTCGTAACCTCCCTTAGTTATACTTCTAAGTCTAATTGTTTCTGTATTAAACGTATGTCTAGGAATTAATATTTTAGTATTAACCTTCATATCGTCATATATATATGCAATGTTATTTTCAGGATTTATATAATATTGTCCAACATACTCTAAACCATTCATAGTATAATATTCTAAACCTTTGGTATGTTTTACTTCTCTCATACTTATTATATGTTTAAATATGGACATGCCCTCGTGCTAATAGATGTTGTCCAAACTCCTGTAGCATCTATTTTATCTTCAACATCCATTACAACAAACCCAATACCGTTGCTAGGTCTTGCAAAATCAGGTAAATTTGTTGACGTGAATACATTACCCGCTATGATAGGATATGTCCCTTCCATTTCTATTTTCATTTCTAAATCAAAATATTCCATAAAACTAAATTTATTATCAGTACTCGTACCTCGAATAACTTCTATAGCATTATGTATTTTTTTAAATTCAGCCAATGATGAACATGCATCTGCTATAGTATCTTCACTGAAATCTTTTTTAGCCATTCTAGCATATACTCCTATTTTTTCATCTGTTGAAGTTAGTTTTTTTATAATTGATTTGTATTCCTTATCTACATTGTCAGGATACTCGGTGTCTTCTGATATTTTACCTGAAGTGCCTGAACCTTCTCGTATGCCCGTTACTAATGCTAAATCAACTAAATCTGTTGGTAATTTACCTTCAACAACTAGTGATAAAGAATTTCCATCACCTTTTATAGGGTCTAACTCAAATAATGGATGCGGAGCACCACTAACTGCTAAAGCATCTGTAATAATTAATTCTTGTAATTGAAATTTATCGTCTATTTTAGTAGGGTCAGGTAATCTAAATGATAGATTAACAAAATTACCTGAACATCTTGATATTCTCGAAAAGATAGTTTCAAAGAATTCTTTAATGCTATATGTAACATCTGAGATTCTATCTGTTTTATTTGCTTTGTTCTTAGTAGATTCTTCTCTAGCAGTATTTAATTCTTGAAATTTTAGGTGTAATTCATCTACTACAAATCTTCTACTTATTAATATGTATCTATGAGCAACACGGTCTCCTAAGAAACAGTTAGACTTAAAGAATGAGCCTCCTACTTCAAAATCTTTTCCGTTTCCTGCATTATTTTTATAATTTCCTGAACCTCTCCCCAAAAATAATACGGACGTAGGGTCTCCTGACCTAAATTTATTACCTAGCTTATTCGCAGGAACTGAGGAGTATGGATTCTCTTTTTCAAATCCAATTCTAAATTTAAATTTATTTCCACACTTATCATTAGTTGCCTTAATTATAGTTTTATTTATTAAATCTACAAGATATTGTAAGGATATATATTCGTGAGCATCACTACCTATACCTGTTCTCTCTTCTTTGCTGTTCATGAATGAGGATATGAATGCCATGAAGGCATTACTGCCGGGAAAATATTCGTATATCTTTCCAACAGGATTTCCTCCTGCCATTCCTACTGATTTAGGTTCGTACCCATCACTGAACTGAGATGTTCTCTTTGAACCGCCTTCCTGTAAGTCATACATTATCTTAGTAATTAGACTAGAAACATTCTCAGTGCCTGAGAATGCTAAACTACCATACTTAAATACTTGATTAGGAAATGCATAAGATACATCACATGATAGTACGTCAAGATTTGCTATAGCAGATGCAGGGCCAATCGCATTGAATCTACATATATATGTATTTAATTCAGTATTAGAATAACCTCCCGCTATTACATACGCTCCCTCTATTTTATTGGATACTCTACCTCTACCTCCATAATCAGAACCATTACCCCATTCTATCGTTATCGGATTCCTATCCTTCTCTCTTCGTAGATATGCCCTTGAATAAGTAACAAATTCATCAAAAGAAAATACCTCGAATTCAACATCTATCTCTAATGTTAAATTCATTTTTTCAGCTTTTCCTGTAACTCTCTTTATACTTAAACTTTTTAGCATAGCCTTTACAGGTCTATTAGTATCTTGATGGTCATAGCTTTGTTCATACCCCCCTAAATTAGATTGAAGAGACGGATACTTAGTGTTTGGCATTGATATTCTAGCCCACGCAGGTAATCTACGTTTATAATCACCACTAAGGTCTTCAGCTCCATTTCGCATATCATAATGTAACTTTTTCCGAGTTGACATTATACTATATGTAGTATCATCAAATTTTTGCCTAAGTAAGTCCATTTTCTATTAATTTTTGAATTTCTAACTCATCTATAGGATATGGAATACGAAGTCTACGTCCTGACGGAACTGTAAAACTACCTTTACCTAAATCATTTGCTCTTGCTATAACCCACCATAATGTTTGGTCTTTGTAAAATTCAAATGCTAATAAATCCAATCTATCTGATTTCCTAGAATATATATATAAATCGCTTTGTCTAAATGGTATGGATGGATAAAATGTAGAACTATATCTTTCATTCTCAGTAGACTTATCCTTAATTTCCGATGCTAGTTTTCTATACCTGTTCATTAGTATTATGTTCTATTGCTGAATATATTTTCCGCTGCTGATGGCATTTTTTTACCTATCCATCTTAGAGTCATATTAACAGTTGTTAATACAGGTAAATTATCTATCCAACTTGTTTTATCGTTTTCCCATTGGTAATCTAAAGAGTTTATATATCCAATTTCATTAATATATATATCTCCAATTGTAAAATTTACAAAGTTACCTTGAAATCCTTTATTGCCTTCGAAATAATTAGGTAGTGTACCTTTTGCTAAATCATCTAATTTATTAAACATTGATTGAGTATCTGACCTACCTCCTTCTGCAACCACGGTAAAATTTAAATCTACGTCCTTTGCAAATGAAGCTAGTAATACTTTTGAGTCAGCTCTGCCAATTTCTGTAAAATCTTGCCAATTAGGTGCAAACCTAGAAGATATAGTATTTAGATATGCAGGAAAAGTAACTGTTAATTGTAATGGTATAATTTTAAATATTAATTGAGTAAATCTTGGTTTGATAGATTTAGGACTATTTACAGGACTAGATGATATACTTCTTGATTTTGCCATTTATATAGTTTTTTTAAGTTTTGATTTCAACTTACTTACCGTACCATCATCAAACTCAATAACTAACTGTGGAGACATGGATATATACTGTTGCATTACATTTAGTAATCTATCTAATTTATAATTAATATTTGTACTTTGAGATGTTGTATTGCTATCTTTATATGTAGGATTGGTTTCTGTATCAACATTCGATGTATTCTTTGTTTTTATAGGATTAGAATTTATTTTTGTATCTACAGTTGCGTTGGATTTTACTGAAACATCTCCCAAAGTTTTTACATTTGTAGATATTTTAGACATATCTACAGATTGTAATGCCTTGAAACTATTAGCTAAAGATAATATAGAATCTGATAGTTGTGAGATAGGGTCAGAATATTGTAATACTTTGTCTCCAAAATATCCAAAAGATAATGCAAATGCTGCAAATCCAATGGATGCTGCCATTAATCCTAAACTTGCTATAACAGCAGATGCACTGAATAATATTAATGCAGGGCCCAACAATCCTATAGCAAGTACTCTTTCCATACTCATCGATTCTAAAGAACTTGCAAATGCTTGTATAGCAGGTGCTGCTAAACTTAATGCATATCCTAATGCTACAGCTGTTCCCACAAGTAATGCTAATCCTAATAGTGCCATAGGGTTAGCCATTGCAGCCCCGAATGTATTTAATGCTACACCTAATAATGTTAAACCTGTTGCTGCCAATGGAGCAGCAAAACCTAATGCTGCCATACCTATTGCAGCAGGTATAGCAGCTATGAATCCAACAGATGCTAATATTAATGCTAATGAACCTAATAGAACTTTAGTCGTACCCATAGACCTTAGTCCTGATGCAATACCTTGCAAATTCTTTTTTAACATTTCCCCATCAATAGATGCCATAGCTTTAATACCAACCATAGCAGGTCTCATTACTATAAATCCTAAGGATGCTAATGCTAATCCTAAAGAACCCATAAAAGTTTTACCCGTACCCATAGACCTTAGTCCTGAAGCTAAACCCTGTAAATTCTTTTTTAACATTTCTGCATCTATTTTAGACAATGCTTTTATTTGAGGTAGTGCAGGTTTCATTGCAGTAAATCCTACAGATGCTTTAGTTAATCCTGCTGCACCCGCAGTAGCTTTACCTGAACCCATAGATTGCAAACCTGATGCTAAACTTTTTAGAAAATCTTTTACAATTTGCCCTGATTCAGGTTTTATTTGTTTTGATGCTTTTATACTATTTTGTAAATCTGTGCCTATGCCTCCACCTGCATTAGCTTGTGAAGTTGGTGCAGCACCTCCCATACGACTTGAAACTGCTCCTTTCACTCTATCATATATACCTTTAGCTTTTGTTTTTAAGGTATCCATATTAAGCATACCT